GGAGATAACGGTTATGTATTTACTCACACAGGTTTACCAACATTCGGAACAACTACTTTAGATGTATCACAATTTTCAGGTGCTGGGCAAGTTGTAGCTGGTGACGCATTATCTAAATCAGGAAACAGATTAGATGTTGAAGTAGATAATAGTTCAATGGAAGTAAATGCTGACCAATTAAGAGTTAAAGCATTAGGTATTACTAACTCAATGTTAGCAGGTAGTATTGATGGTGCAAAGATAGAAAACTTTACCTTTAGTGATGAAACTTCATCTTTAGGTTCGGTTCAAATAGGAAACGCCATGGAGTTTTTAGCAGGCGAAGGTATTAATACAATTGCAAGTGGTAACACTTTACAGATTGAGGGTGAATTAGCAAGTACATCAAATATTGGTGTTGCTAGCTTCTTTACTGATAATTTTAGTGTAGGTGCCACAACTTCAGGTCAAGTGAAAATAACTAAAATAGATGGAGGAACATATTAATGTGGAGTAAAATTAAAAAGTTTTTTAATAGACCTTTGGTTCTTACAAAGAAAATGGAAGTAAAAAAACCAGAAATTGTAATCAAAGATTTACAAAAGAAAACTAAAAAAGAATTAGAAAGTATCGGCAGAAAAGTCGGTATAGAATTAGATAGAAGATTAACAAAAGCAAAATTAATTTCGCAAATTAAAAAAGCACATAGGAAGTAATAATGAGTGTAAGAATTTTACCAAAAAGAAGTGAAACTACATTATCAATACCATCAACTTCGACATTAGAAGTTGGCGAAATTGCAATGAACATCACAGATGGTAAATTTTTTACTAAATCTAGTGCAGGTGTTGTTAAAGAAATGGGTGGTGCTGGTGCGATTGGTCTACAAGATGTAACCAATACAAACGGTACAACTACAAACAATATCACACTTAACGGTTCTGATTTGATATTCGAAGGATTCCTAGAGAATTCTTTTGAAACATTTTTAAGAGTTGAAGAACCAACAGCTGATAGAATTATCAAACTTCCTAACCAATCAGGTACATTAGCAACGGTTGGTGACGCTTTAGCATATGCGATAGTATTCGGGTCTTAATAAATGGCGAGTGTATTTAAAAATTTTGGTCAAGCAATTGACACAACAGACGGTAGTACAAATGACATATATACTGCTGGTACTGGTGTACAGGCAGTTGTCCATGCTCTTTTTATATCAAATAAGAGTGAAACTACAACAGCGGCTGTCAATGTCAAGTGTACAACTGACGGTGGTTCTAACTTTTTTCACATTGCTAGAGCTATTTCAGTACCACCAAGAAACACAATTACGATTGACAAACCCATTAATATGGAACAAAATGATAAGTTAAGAGTATATACAGAATTTAATCAAGATAGCACCTTCCCCGATTGTGAGGTTTTTGCAAGTATTTTGGAAGTTAGTTAAAATGTGTTATAAATATATAAATAAATAGGAATTAAAGATGGCATTATTATCAACAGGACACAATCCCTCAACAACCTTTTCAGAGAAGAAGGCTGTTCATGGATTAACAAGAGAAGATGATGGTCTCTTAAAATATACGAGAGTATATTTAAGTAGTGATGAGAGTTTTCAAGTATCAGATGGTTCAGGTTTCGCTTATGGCGGACTAGAAGATGTTGCTTTAAACTTAACAAATGATGGTACTGCTGTCAACACAACAGTAAAGAATACTGCCGAAGCAGGCCTTGAAAGTTGGCAAAACGACAAAACAACAAGACAATACGAGCAAATTAGAATGGACGATAATCAATTATCATACTATATGAATGAAGATGGATTCCTAGTTGCTCGATACAATGCAGATTATCCGTATGCAAATTCTAACGGTGCTGTAAGGAACTGGAAAGCGTAAACATGGCAGATTTTATTCTAGGTAGACTTAAATTTAAATGGCAAGGCAATTGGGCTTCGAGCCGTGCATATGTCGTAGATGACATTGTAAAATACGGTGCGAACACATATGTTTGTGTAGTCAATCACACTTCAGGTGGTAATGACCCAGCCTTTTATGCAGACTTATCGGCAACTAAATGGAATCTTCATACAGAGGGTTTAAGATTTTTAGCGGCTGAATTTACTGCTTCAACTTTTTATAAATTAAATGATGTTGTAAAATTTGGTGCTCAACAATACAGAGTTACCACACAACACGAATCCGACGGTACAGGTATTTTAGATACTGCTAACTTTGCAGTTTACAACGAAGGATTACAATTCGAGAATTCATGGGACGCCTCAACATACTATCAAGATGGTGATGTTGTCACATACGGTGGTTATTCATATACTGCCTTACAAAATCATTCAGGTCAAACACCATCAGGACTTGCCCCTTATTGGGATGTCCTAACAACTGGTTTTAATGCAACAGGCGATTACAATGCCGCTACAGCATACAAAACTGGTGACACAATGCAATTTGGTGGTTGGTCATATGTTTGTGTTTCAGATACAACAGCAGCTCAAACTCCTTCATCTCATTCATCTAAATGGGAAGTAATTAACGAAGGATTTAGATGGAACGGAAACTATGCAGGTTCAACAACTTACCAAAAAGGTGATGTAGTTGAGTTTTCAACATCTTCATATGTAGCAATTGCTTATGATGTTTTAAATATTGACCCGACTGCTGACGCAACTAAATGGAATTTAATGTCACAAGGTGACAGTAATAATGTTCTTACCCAAAGAGGTGACATTATGGTCAAAGGTGCTTCTCAAAACCAGAGATTGCACATTGGTCCAAAAGGTTCAGTTTTAACAACAGACGGTGTTGATGTTAAATGGGGAACAAGTGAAGACGCAACAGTTAAATATGTTGCAAATAACGGTAACGATACTAACGAGGGTACAAAAGCATTTCCTTTCAAAACAATTGCTAAGGCATTATCAGTTGTAAATAACGGTGATGTTGTTGACATTGATACTCAAGCAGGTGGTACAGGCGGAACACCAGGTGTTTATAATGCAGTTATAGGTACTTCAGGTGGTGCAGGAACAAATGTTGAAATAAGAGTGACGATTGATGGTTCATCAACTCCTCTATTAGAAATTACAGACGGCGGTTTTAATCATTCAGTCGGCGACACAATTACAATTACAAGTGCTCAAATAGGTGGTAATACCGATATTACTTTTAATGTTAAATCAGTAAATGTTGGTGATATTATTTTTGTTAAGAATGGTGTTTACAGAGAACAATTACCATTAAGAGTTCCACCAAACATTACAGTAAAAGGCGAAAGTTTAAGAGGTACACAAATAAGACCTGCTTCAGGCAACGGTACTCAAATTGCTACAATTAATAACATTGCTGGTGGTACAGGCGGTACTCCAGGTTCATATCACTTTAAACACACAACTTCAAGTGCTTCAGGAACAGGTGCTTGTTTTTCAGTAATAAAAGATGGTTCATCTACACCAACAGTTGTTGTATATCATGGCGGTCATTCTTATACTGTCGGCGAAACAATAACAGTTGCAGCTTCTGAATTAGGTGGCGGTGTTGATTTAACTGCTGATGTTGCTTCAGTTGAATTGAACAATGCTTCAAAATTCTGGTTAATGAACAACAATACAAATTTAGAAACAATGTCAATGCAAGGTTTGACAGGTACTCCAGCAAACTCTGGTGGTACAGGTAAAGCGGCAGTAGTATCTTTAGACCCTACTGGTAATATTTCAACTGCTTCACCTTATTGTCAAAACTGTACATCAATAAACACAGGTGCTACAGGTATTGAGATTGATGGTGCATTACATAGATACGCAAATTCAGGTTCAAACATATCAATTTTAGGAAACGATTTTACTCAAATCAATACAGATGGTCGAGGTGTTCATGCATTGAATAACGGCCGTGGTGAGATGGTTTCTATCTTCACATATTATTGTGATAAATCATTCTATGCTACAGGCGGTGGTTTCATAAGAGGACTAAACTGTTCATCTGCTTATGGTGAAGAGGGTGCTGTTGCAGAGGGAGAATATTACGAAGAAGTACCAGTAGAATTCCAAACAAGAGGTAGAATGTTAGAATTTAATTCTACAACTTTCGTTGGTGGTACAAATGATGAGAACAACCTTGTAATAGGTCAAACATTAGTTGGTAATACATCTGGTGCAACTGCCACAATTTATTACTTACAGACATCTGCTAAGTATGTTTATATTGAAAGTATTACAGGCGCATTTACAAAAGGTGAAACTATCACGGCAACAAAAGCAGATAGTTCAACTTATACATTTAACTTAACAACTAACTTTGGTGTACCAAATCCTTCAACACAAGGTGATAGTGGTATACAAGGTTTCTTAATACCAATCAAATCAACTGACGGTACATTAGGTTCAACAGGAGTAATTAAACTTGCTTCTAACTTCTTTACTGGATTTACAGGTGGTGATGGCGATACTCAATATTACAGAATTACGCAAGTATCGGAAGAAGATACATCTGCTCAAACAGCGATTATTAAAATTAATCCTGGAATTACATCTGTTCTTGCAAAAGATGATGGTACAACAGTTAAAAATACAAACAGATTTTCAAATGTACGATTAACAGGACATGACTTCCTAGATATCGGTACAGGTTCATTTACAGATACAAATTATCCTAATTCAGTTGGTGTCACACAACCTGCTGACCAAGATGATGAAGTATATGAAAGAACAGGCGGTAGAGTTTACTTTACATCTACTGACCAAAAAGGTGACTTTAGAGTTGGTAATCTTTTCAAAATTCAACAGGCAACAGGTATTGCGACATTGAACGCAGACGCCTTTGACCTTTCTGGTTTGACAGAATTACAACTAGGTTCTATTGGTGCTTCACTTGGTGCAACAATTAATGAATTCTCAACAGACGAAACTATGGCTGGAGATAGTACAACTTCCGTGCCAGTTGAGAGAGCAATAGTAGGTTATACACAAAGACAAAAAATGGGTGTTGGTCATTTAACAGTACCTATTGGTAGTACAGGACAAAGACCATCAAACGCAGGTACAAACTTATTCGCTGGTGGTATCAGATTTAATACAGATAAAAATACATGGGAAGGATACAATAATACTGCTCAATGGACAGGATTAAGTGGATTCTTACCTTGGTCAACAATAGTTGGTGACGGTTCTACCGTGACAACATTAAGTGTTGGTTCAAGAGCCTTTGTAAATACATCTTCAGCAAAAGCAATTATAAAATTACCTGCTTCACCACAAATTGGTGATACAGTTAGAATAGTTGACTTAGCCGATTTCTTTGCAACAAACAATTGTGATGTTCAAGGTAACTCCGAAAAAATTATGGGATTAAGTGCGACATTTGTTATCTCAACAGACAATGCCGGCGTAGCATTAGTTTACACAGGCACAACATATGGTTGGAAACTTGAAACGAATGTATAATAATTCTTATAAATATAAGCAACAAACGAGGAGTAATTAATGTCAGACTTACGAGACTTTACAGGAAAAGCCGAGATTTACGGTTTCTTAAAGACAGACGCTGATGGTGATGGTGTTAATGACACTCTACAAGTAATAACTACTGCTGGAGGTGCTAACAACATTACAACAGCACAACTAAATAGTTTTAACGAAGTAATATATGCTTCAACTGGATTTGTATTCTCAATAGACGCAAGTACAGGTCACTTAATAGCAACGATAGATAATTAGACATGGCACAAATAGACTTAGGTAAATTAAAATTAAAAAATCAAGGCACATGGGCTTCAGGCACAACCTATGAAGTAGATGACTTTGTAGTTTACACCGATTCCGGTGTGACTTCTACATTTATTTACATAAATGCTTCGGCAGCTGCAGGTGAAGTTCCTTCAAGTGGCGGTACAGTAAATAGTTCACATTGGCAAATAATGGCCAAAGGTACAGACGCTGTAGGTATGTCTTTTGGTACAACTGAAACAGCAGATTTTACTGCTTCTGGTGCAACAGGATATTTTATAGATACAACAGCTGGTGTTATTTCAATGACATTACCTGCTTCTCCTTCAAAAGGTGACCAAATACAGATTATTGATAAGATGAAAACTTTTCATACTAATCATTTAAAATTACTTGCAAACGGAAATTATATTCAAGGAGAACCTGATGACTGGTCTTTTGTAAAAAAAGGAACAAATGTTATGCTTACTTATGGTGACGCAAACATGGGTTGGCAGTTTTCAAGTTTTTCACATGATGACCAAGGTAGTATGAATAACGCTGTAAGTTCAGACATAGGTTCTAAAAGATATATTAGAGGAACAAGTGACGCTGAAGAAGTTTACCTAGACGGCGACTATATGGTTCACAAATTTTTATCTTCAGGTACTTTTACAGTACATGAAGTCGGAACGGATTCAGTACACGGTGCTGTTGTCAGATACATGATTGTAGGTGGCGGCGGTTCAGGTGGTACTCACCACTCTGGTGGTGGAGGCGCTGGTGCTTTTAGAGACACAGGCGCATACAATCATACCGTATCTGCTCAAGCATACACAATTACAGTTGGTGCTGGTGGTTCATTGAGAACAAGTGGCGGTCATGGTAACAACGGTAGTAGTTCAACATTTGACAGTATAACCTCAGCAGGTGGCGGAGGCGGTGGCTCTTATAATAATAGAGGAAGAGATGGTGGTTCCGGCGGTGGTGCTGGTCACTCTCATACTCATGGCGGTGCTACAGGTCAAGGTTCAGGAACAAGAGGCGGAGACCACAGCTCACACACAATGGGTGGTGGCGGAGGTTCTACACATAGAGGCGGTGACGCTTATGGCGGAGGACACCAAGGTGGCTCAGGCGGTTCTGGAAATAGTTCAGATATTACAGGAAAACAATCACACTTTTCAGGTGGCGGTGGTGCTGGAACACATCAACACGGTGGTGGCGGAGGCGGAGGTCTCGGCGGCGGCGGTGAAGGACAAGGTGGTTCTGCTAGAGATAATTCAGGCGGCGGCGGAGGTGGAACAGACGGTTCATCAGGTCAAGCTAATTATGGTGGCGCTGGCGGTTCAGGTATCGTTGTAATAAGATATAAGGTAAGATAATATGCATGTAGGAAAAATAGATAGTAATAATTTAGTTGTTGCGACACTAGTTGTAAAACTTGAAAAAATTATTTCCAATAATGGAACAGTTACCGAAGCTTCTTGTCAAGCTTGGTGTGCTCCAAGATTTGGTGCAGATTTCACTTATATTCCTGAAAGTATTTCAAATAATTTACCAAATATTGGAATGACATTTGATAGAGCAAAGATGGCATTTCACGAAGGATTACCTTTAGATATTGAAGGTAATGAATGTACTTCATGGGTATGGAATACTGAACATTTTAAATTTCATGCTCCACATATTCACGGTAGTGCAGCTGGCAAAAAACAAATTTTATGGAGAGAAAGTAATTCAAGATGGTATTGTAGAGAAAAAGGTGAAACAGACGGAAACTATTTCACTTGGAACACAACATCATCAACATGGGAAGATACTGGCTCAGCAACATTATAGAAAGATAAATAGGATAACAAATGGCTACGATAGATTTAGGTAAATTAAAAATGACAAACAGAGGCACTTGGTCCTCTGGTACTGCTTATGTTGTTGATGATATCGTTCAATATACGGACGGTGGAACACTATCAACATATCTTGCTGTCGCAGGTTCGACAGGTCAAGCACCTTCTTCAGGTGGTACCGAAAATGCTTCTTTCTGGAAATTCATGGCAAAAGGTACAGACCAAATTGCCATATCTTACAATGCTGTATCAACAACAGACTTTACAGTTTCATCTTCAAATGCATATTTTGTAGATACATCAGCTGGTGCAATAACGGTAACTTTACCGGCTTCGCCTAGTGATGGTTCATTTTTCAAATTATCGGATTATAAAAGAACATTTCAAACTAACAATGTACTCTTAGCTGCTAACGGAAATAATATCGAAGGAGAACCAGACGATTTTATTTTATCAGGCAGAGGTACTGCTATAGAAATGGCATACAATGGTACAGGTGGTAGAGGTTGGAAGTTTATGTCTTACACAACCGAAGGCCAATCTTCAAGAGTAAATCATGCCAATCAAGGTATGGGTTCAAAAAGATGGATTCATGCTTCTTCGGATGCTGATGAAGTTTACATGGATGGTAATGATATGGTTCACAGATTTTTAACTTCAGGAACATTTACTGTAGCTTCAGTAGGTACTGATTCCTTATACGGCGATAAGATAGAATACTTAATCGTTGGTGGAGGAGGCGGCGGTGGTACTCACCACGGTTCAGGAGGTGGTGCTGGTGGTTATCGTGCTAACTCGGCATACGATTTTACAGTCACAGCACAAGCATATTCAATTACAATTGGCGCTGGTGGTTCTCATCAAACTGGAAATGGTTATGGTAATAACGGTTCTGCTTCAACGGCATTTGGAATGACAAGTGACGGTGGCGGAGGCGGAGGCGGTAATCCTAACTCTGGTCGTTCAGGCGGTTCAGGTGGCGGTGGCGCTCACTCTGGTGGCCATGGTAACGCAACTGGAAATGGAACAGGTCACAGAGGCGGCTCAAACGGTCATCACACAGGTGGTGGCGGAGGCGGTGCTGGAGAACCTGGCGCAGACCATTATGGTAATCACATGGCAGGTCAAGGCGGTAGAGGACTAGAAAACGATATCGAAGGCCGAGGAAAATCTTTGGATAATCACTACGCAGGTGGCGGCGGCGCAGCCGGTCACAATCATACTTCTTGCCCAGCAGGAGGTGTAGGAGGCGGCGGCCAAGGTGGTTCAGGATACGGAATTGACGGCACAGGTGGTGGCGGCGGAGGAACAGACGGTTCTTCAGGTGGTCATAGACGAGGCGGTCAAGGTGGAGACGGTATTGTAGTAATCAGATATAGGGCGAAAGAATAATATGTCAAACACAGGTAAATATATAGCAAAAATAAATGCTGATAATATTGTTGAACAAGTTATTGTAGTCAATTCAAGAATTATTAGAAACGCAGATGGCACAATCAATCAATCTAAAGTAGATGAAGTAGGTACTGAATTTTTAGGTGCCGGAACATTTGTAGGTTGGGTAGCAGATGGAACATTAATGAATAAACCAAACGCAGGTGATGTTTACGATAACACTTTAAAAAAGTTTCATAGTCCAAGACCTAATGATAAAAATGGACAACCTTGTACAAGTTGGACTATAAATAGTGATACAATGGAGTGGCAATCTCCTCATAATTGTAGTAAAGAAGGTAGAATGAAAATTGATTGGGACGAGGCTGAACAAAAATGGTATTCACTCCCAGCAGGTGGTACAGATATGACGGAATCAGTTTGGAATGCAAGCACTAATGCTTGGGAAACAGTTTAAGGAATAAAAAATGGCGATAATAGATATAGGTAAATTAAAAGTCACAAACCAAGGTGTTTGGAGTTCAGGCACAGCTTATGAGGCAGATGACTTCGTACAATATAATTTTGGTGGAGTTGTATCAACTTATATCGCAGTAGCAAATAGTACAGGTGAAACACCAGAAGGTGGTGCTGGAGTAAATACAAGTTTCTGGCAATTAATGGCAAAAGGTACGGATGCAATTGCAATGTCATTTAATGTTGCACAGACAACTAACTTTACTGCTGTTGCAAAAAGTGGTTATATGGTAGACACAACAAGTGGTGTTATTACAATGACTATGCCGGCAAGTCCAGCAAGAGGTGACCTAGTAGAGGTTACTGATTACAGAGGAACATTCTCAATTAATCCTTTAACTATCAATAGAAATGGTAGTAAAATTATGGGTCATGCAGATGATTGGTGCATAGCAGCTAAAGGCGCTACGGTATTATTTCAATTTGATGATGGTGCTTCAGGTGATGAAGGTTGGAGAATTACAAAATTTAATTCCGATTACGATAATGAATACGGAGGTCAACAAATGCGTGGACCTGGTGTTAAAAGTGTCGGTACAAAAAAATATTTAATTGCAACAAGTGACGCTGAACAAGTTTATATGGATGGTGAAGATGTTGTACATAAATTCGAAACAAGTGGTAACTTTAAAGTTCACTCATTAGGTACAGACGCAACTCTCGGCGATAAAGTAGAATATTTAATCGTTGGCGGTGGCGGAGGCGGTGGTACACACCACGCTGCTGGTGGTGGCGCAGGTGGTTATAGAGCTAATAGTACACAAGACCATGTAGTCACATCACAAAATTATACAGTCACAGTTGGTACAGGTGCATCCGAAAAAACAAGTAATGGATATGGTAACAACGGTGGTAATTCAGAATTCGATACTTTAGTTTCTGCTGGAGGCGGAGGCGGCGGTGGTACAAATGGTGCAGGTCGTTCAGGCGGTTCAGGCGGAGGTGCGGCTCACTCACATACTCACGGTAATGCAAATGGCCAAGGAACAGGTCACAGAGGCGGAGACCATACTCAACACACTCACGGCGGAGGCGGTGGTGCTCATAGAAGAGGTGCAGACCATTATGGTTCACACCAGGGTGGCCATGGCGGAAGAGGTGAAGTAAACGATATTACAGGTTCAGAAACATGGTACGCCGGTGGCGGAGGTGCTTCAGGACATAATCATACATCAGCAGGCGCTGGCGGTGACCCGTCTGGCGGAATAGGTTCTGGTGGATACGGTGCAAGAAATACCGGAGGCGGTGGCGGAGGTACAGACGGTACTTCAGGTCCACAGCAATTCGGTGGTCAAGGCGGTTCAGGTATTGTTGTAATCAGATATAAAGGCAGAGAGAATTAAAATGATAGAAGTAGCTAAATTAGATAGTAATAATAAAATTGTTAATACTTTTGCAATTCACAAAGCATATAGTAAAGACGCTACAGGTACAATTAGCCAATCAAAGATTAAAGAATATTGTGTTGCAACTTTTGGTGGTACAGCAGATGAATACTTAGGAAACTTACCTAATATTGGCGGTACGGCAAACAAAGACGATTTCTATGACGCAGATAAAAACTGTTTTCATGGAGGAAGACCTATCGATATGGCAGGTTCTCCATGTTCTTCATGGACATTAAATGCAGCTACAGGTCAATGGGAACCACCTCACAACTATGTAAGACAATTAG